GTGGCCGCCAGGGTTGCCACCCCTGCCCCGCACCCGACGGACTTATCTCAAAGCATTTCTACTCAATCAATAAGTCCGTCATACCAACCTCTGAGCTCCACTGCTGAGCGCCACACACCCGGGACCAACCGTCGCGCTACCTCAAGAAGTGCCTCCAGTCGCTGATCACGTGCATATAATAGCACATAACTCGACAGCGTATCTGGTACCGCTTCCTGACTCTTATGCAACAACGTAAAATAATGTTTGCTGCAATACTCCGGATGGACTCCCTCACTATCCAACCGTGTTCCAGCAAACACTATCCCGGGCGTAACTTCCTTCAGTCGGCAGAGTTTACCCAACTCCGCACAATACTTCTCAGAAGCACGCTCTTGCAGTGTATCATCACCCATAGCCCAGAAGCATTGGGTGTGGTCCTCCCCAGAGCGTAAACAGGCCAGCATGTGTAATAAATACTGGCCGCGTGAATTCGTTGATATCGTATTCACACAGCCAGACTTCTGCAAACCGCCTGTTTTCTGAGCAAAAATCTGCCCATCTGACGTAATAAAGCGGGCCTCCTGGTACAATTCCCTGTACCGCCGCTCCGCTAATTCCATCCAGGCCGTTTGCATATTCATACACAAGCTTGCCCGCACCTTCAAGTCTAAGCGCGCCACCCACCAAGGCATTCCCCAATCCCAGAGGCTCTTGTCGCAAGATACAGCAGTCTCAAACTGTTGTAACATGCGCCACCCTCCTCTAGCTGGGGACCACCCCGGTTTTGATGGAATATCCAAATGCACGGCAATCTCCCGATCATTTTGCATATCAAACAGCATGTGGTCAATCACTTGATCCACCACATTAACTGATGATATAAGTCTGTAACGCCCCTCCTGCAATTTACTAATTTTATGCGGTTCAGGCTTTACAAACAATCTAATCGGGTGGGCTTCATCACCCCTCAGCCGTCCCTGAACTAAATCCCATAACATACGGATGCCGGCTTCGTCCGGATCCAGAATTTCTCCAATCCATAATTTCAGGGTGCCATACTGTCTACAGTAGGGCCACCCAGGCGAGGAATTCCGTTCCAATCGCGCCACAACACGCATGAAATGGGTCCAGCTCAAGAAATCATCTGGAATCTCCCACCTTGCTGGGCGGTACGCCTTCACGGTCTGCGCCACCAACCACTCCTCCTCATCATGGGTTGGCTCCTGCATCCCGGCCAATATCTCTGCACGCAACCGCGCGTGAACCCGAAGGGAAACCCGCTCTGCTTCAGGTCCACGCGGCGGCCATGCATATTGGCCCGTATACTGAAATAACTCAGCATACGGACGCAGAGCCTCCTCCATTAAGGGATTTATGGTTGGTTCCCGCATACGGGAGTACACCCCGTAGCTCCAACCAACTTCCTCAAAGCCCGGCGTTTCCGTTGCGCTTTCTTGCGTTCGCGCTCGCGGACCCGCCGGGCTTCGGGAAAATTTATGTCGCCAGGGCGGGCACATTCAGCAGTCCAATCAATACGGGGCTCATGCTCGGCAAACAATTTATTCATTGCTTCCCGCGCCTTCTCCGCTCGCTTGGCCCACTTCATCTCACGCAGCTCCCGGCGCGCCGCATCCTCAGTTTCGCAGAGTTCAACAAACTCCTCGAAACCCCCAATTCCTGCTGGCAATTCGCCGGGTTCTGCCATAGCCCACTCCATGGCGTACATCAAATGCTTATCACTACGGAGTTTCTTCGTCTTCTTCCGCTCCAACCATTCAGGGTCCTCCACATCCTGATACCCAAGCTGCTTCTCCATCCTACGCACGGCTCTCAGTTGCTCTGAGGGAACATCATAATATTCACCTCCAGAGTACACTAAGTACCGATCCTCACGCAGGGGGTGCTTCTTATAATCAAGACGATCACCCCGTCTGGCTAGGCGCTCTACAAAATCTTCCGAAGATTCGGGCACCTTACCCAGATAAGGTTTCAACACCTTTTCCAAGTAGGGTCCCGAGTACCCTCCGTTCTGCACACCACCATAAAGGTGTATGCCAGCCACGTGGCTACCTAACATATAGGGCGCCCCAGAAAATCCTCCCTGAGTCGATCCACTATATGTTACATAACCAAACATCTTTCCGGTTTCAATAAACCCATTCGATGTCTGGTCCAACGGCCCCGTGATCCGCCCATAACCTTCATGTTGTCGCGCAAACCGTGCTGACTTAACTCCCGTCGGCCAACGCCGAACTCTCACCACCGCCAAATCAGGTAAAACTTCTACACTGTCTGGCAGTGGGAGCGCCACCTTTTCAGGCTCACCCTCTCTCAAGGGCATTCCAGCCATCCAAAAAGGTCCCTCGGCTGCCTGAAAGGTATGATACGCCGTTATCAGCGCATCTTCATACCTAAATCCACATCCCAATACAGTTCCACCTGCGCCAATCAATACTTGGCACGGTGGTCCGGTCGCTTTAAACAGCGGTGAATCTGCTACAACTGTTTCCGGGTATACTCCACCAACCTTATACCCCTTAGGCAAGTATACCCGAAACAGTCGCCGCCACACACGCTGACATCCCCGGAATATTAACATCAGGATGTGTATTGGGGCAAGAACTAATGTCAGGACCCATCGTCCTAACACTCGTAACTTTCGCCCCAGTACGGCCGCCCCGAGCAAGACAGCGGGGAAGCCGGCCACACACATTAATATCTTAATGAGCGTGTCCTCCTCCACTACCCGCGTCACTTTCGGTATCGCCAAACTCATTAGCATCCAAACTGCTCCCGAAGAAGCTGTCAACGCTAACGAATTCAAAGCTTCCATAGCGCTCATGATAACCATCTTTT